TTAGGTAAGTATGTTATTACAATAGATAATTATCATGATGAACCTGATACTCCAGACTATAGCACAGCAGAAACACCATCAGAACATAAGAGTCATAATTTAATAGCACTGAACAATGGTCAGTTTGCTTTGTATCCTAACAATAGGATGAGAATATATGATAACTCTTTGACTCCAAAAAATCCTAAGATGCCAGACTTCAAAGTATCTACTCAGATCTTTAGTGTGGAACGAGGACACATGGAACGATACGGTGATACGAATGATTACCATTACGGAATACAAAATGAGAAGCAACTATCTGAACCTAAAACCGAATAATTATCAAGGTGAAACTGAACTCATAACATTAGAGTTGCCAAGTCACCAAATTAGTGGTATAATGAGATATGTTATACCCATCGCAGAACAGA